CACCACCGGTAATGAAGTCCTCCCATTCTTCCCAGATTGTCCGGTACGCCACGTTGTAATGATGGATCCGCACATCGACCTGGTGCATCACAGGCGCTGCCATCGGGGATACCCGAATCAGTGCGTTTGTCGTGTGGCCCATGATATCGCCAGGTAAAACTGGCACCATGCCCACCGGAATCAGTTGGCCCATTTCGCAGGTGGTTAGCTGATAATTGCTCAGCGAATGTTTGGATCTCATTATAGCCTCCGGCCAATGCGGCCAAAACCACCAGGCTGCCGAACACTCTTGTTCGGATTGCGACGAGCACCGTAACGGCGCTTTTTACCAGGTCTTCCACGTGAACGACGTCTCATTTCGATCTCCTAAGGATAGAACGCCGGGTCTGAAGCTTGCAGCCTGTAGACCTTTACGCGCTTATTTGTGCGAATTTGTTTCGCTGATTTCTTGATGGCTTTACGACGGTGATAGTCCGTCAGCCTTCTTGTAGTTATTGGCCGGCGCTTGCCGGTGTAGTCGGTGTAGACCTTTTGCCAATCTACCCCTTTGTTGCCAACATAGGCCATGGTGAGAATGCTAACTTTCAGCGGATCCTCAATGAAGCTGTCCACTTCTTCCACTGGTACCCATATCTCCTGCGAGCCAAGGCGAACCTTGGTCATAGGTGACATAACATTTTTGCTGCGCTCTGGGTGTCGCTTGTCGTACGCCTGGAATTTTCCTTTTTCGTATTTCTGAGTTACCGGGTCCATCCCTGCAGGTGGGGAGGTCGGCACTTGTTCGAGCCTTGCCAGGCGTGATGCTTCATTTTGCTGCGCAACGAGCTCCTTTTGAGCCAATATCGTTGCTATGTTTCCGGCGCCCCGGGCAAACGCCTGGAGGCCGTCCCTCCTGGCTGAACCTTGCGCCGATTGGCCAGGTATGTTGAATGATGGGCTGCCGCCCGCAGAAGCACCAGTACCACCCATGGCATATAGGGGATGAATTCCAGCCGCCTTTGCATCCGCGACTCGGCGCTGGATTGACTTGCCGTAGACGTTTTCCTGATTCCAGATTTCGTTTTCGCGGCGATAAGGTTCACCCCATTTTTGCTGTGTTGTGAGTGCTGTTTTTTGGAGACGATGCTGATCTTTTGCTCGTCTTCCGATTGAGTTACCCCCGCCGAACGCGGAGGACAGAATGTCTGATCCAGCAGAGATCCCGGCGGAGATTACCGCCGGGCTTTCGTACCACGCTGCTGCTGCTAGTGCTGGGGCTACCATGCCCGGAGTTTATACCAAGTCACTTACAAGTGACAGTGCTCCGTTTCTTGTAGACAGTTACGCCGTTTTTGCCTCCCTTTCCGGTCGCTATAATGAAATGACGGCGAGCACCACGGCGCTTACAGATAGAACCGCGCCCCAGAACGCGACCTGGAGTAGCAAGTGAAAGAATTCCCTGGTGACGTCTAACGTAATTTCCTGGAGTCTCTCGCGGCTTTGGCGTGCTTTTAACTGCCGGTAATGCGGGTTTGGATGGTGCATATTTATCTCCGAATAGGTCCTGTTGAAATTCAAACCGCAGTTGTCTTTTGACGACGTTTTCTTGACCTTTCACGATGGTCGGCTTTTTGCGCGAGCTCTGGGAGCTCCGCGCGCGTTTCTTGCTTGTCATTTGCATTCCTCCAGGGTGTAGCGTAGTCGTTTATGTCCTGCCAGGGCGAATAATGCTCCGGCAGGGGTGGTAATTCGAAGATTTCGCCTGTGTTAGGGTCGAAATGGTCGAGTTGTATCGCTCTTTCCTCGGAATTATGTGATAAACCGAGCCTTTCGCGTAGTTTTCGGCGTAGGTAGTTGCCAATTGGCCATATTTTCCCGCCGATTCGGACCGAATTCCACACGTCACCGTTTTCGGTTATGGATTCGAGTGACTTTTTCTGGATAGCGGTCCGGTAGAACCAGGCAATTGATGGTTGGCCGATACCCGGCCTAGTGGCTCGGCATCGATACCGACGCCGAAGAGGATCAGATGGTAGTGAGGTCGCTGCGTTTGGTTACCGTACTCCCCGCATGTGAACATACGGAAGGTCCGGTTTTGGGCTGAATACTTCTGCCGAAGTGCTTTTATGAAATCCTGAAGATCCTTTTTCGATAGAACCGGCAAGACGGTCAGCGGATCGATTTGCTCCATTGGTACGTGCTTCTCATCATAGGTGAGAGTCACGAATATTGACTGCAGATGAAAGTAGGCTTCTAGCTGGATCCTAGAAGACCAGGTGCGTTGTTTATTGATGCGGCAATTCATACATTGTCCGCAGGGTAAGAATCGAGTTTGAACCTCGATAGGATGTAAACACTTCATGGGTAGCCTCCCGTGTGATATGTGGCACAATACAGTAGCCATCAAGTAGGCTACTGTAAAGTTATTTCGCGAGAGGCCGAAATTTTCCTGAAGTGACATGCCCGGCAAGCGGGCAT